GGTGTTTATTCGTTGTTACCTGTTTAAATGTATAACTATCGTCCTGTTGTATACTAGATAAATAATGTCAAACTCACAAGTGTAGCACTTGTGTTCGTGAGGATGCATATATGTATTTGTAACGTTCCAACATTCTGCGTAGTTGGAGCATGTGTGCTGAGGCCTATGATTGTAAGCCTACCTTCGGGTGGTAAAGTCACGAGTCAATTAGCTTTATAATTTTATGTCGAAATACCAAAAAACACAAAAACAGACTGAGGAGCTTAACTCTTCACAAATTAAAGAAATTCTACTTCGCTTTTCGCAAGCTTTGCGATGCGTTGAAACGGAGTATGCAGAAGGTAAAACTTCTGATTTCGAAACTCATGTTGCTCTTGCGTCTATTTTTAACGAAACATCTCGTGAAATTACAGACACTTGCAGCTTGCTTGGGTATACTGAACCAATTGAGAATCTGCTTTCAGTAGATGATTTCTTTGTTCAGTCCGGAGTTGATAATGGAGCCGAACAAACAGACACTCAGGTCAATCTTACGTTCGATGATGATGCACAAGATGATGTTGATGTTGCGCCGCCAGTAGCACAGTTGTATAAACCTACTGGTAGTGTAAATGCAACATTAAACGAGTTTCTAAGTAGACCAGTACTCATACATTCCCAAAATTGGGTTGTTGGTACTAGTGTTGACGCTGATTTGCGACCGTGGCAGTTATTTTTCAATCATACTTCTATTAAGAAGAAAATTGATAATTATGCCTTTGTTAGATGTAATTTACATCTGAAGATCATGATCAATGCGTCACCTTTCTACTATGGAGCTTTATTGTGTGCATATAAACCTGTAGTCAACTATCTCTCAGCCACTATTTCGCCTGTTGATGGAGATCCTTTAGTGAGTTATTCTCAACTACCTAATGTGATTGTTTATCCTCAAACTAGCGAAGGTGGCGAGATGTGCCTCCCGTTCGTTTATCCTTACGAATGGTTGAGGCTTACAAGTAGCACAGATTTGTTGAATATGGGTGTTTTACATCTTAATTCTTTTACAGATTTGCTCAATGCTAATAGTGTTGCGGGCACATCTGTAGATGTCAAGATCTATGCTTGGGCTGAGGAAGTCGAAATGTCAGGATTGACTGTGCGTTTGGCTGTGCAATCAGGAGATGAGTACGGTAAGGGTCCAGTGTCCAAACCAGCAAGTGCTATTGCCAGAGCTACAGGTATGTTATCTAATGTACCTGTTATTGGTAATTTCATGACAGCAACGTCTATAGCTGCGAATGCAGTTTCGAACGTCGCTTCATTGTTTGGTTACACCAAAGTACCAGTAATTGATGATGTTAAACCATATAAGAACTTACCTTTTCACGGGTTAGCAACCGGTGAAATCAGTGATTGTACGGAACGATTGTGTATTGATTCTAAGAATGAACTCACAATTGACAATAGCGTCATAGGAGGTGATAAACATGATCCTCTGATGATATCAGACATAGTGCAACGTTCTAGTTATTTAACTAGTTTCACATGGTTGAGTTCTGATGTATCAGATACTTTATTGTGGAATACTTATGTGACACCATATATGTCGTATAATGTTGCGGGCACAGGTCAAACTATTGTTAGCGGTACTCCTATGTGGTTAGTATCTAACATGTTCGATTATTGGCGAGGTGATATTTTCTTCGATCTCAAAGTGATTTGCTCTCAATATCATAGAGGTAGATTGCGCATATCTTGGGATCCTGTAGGGGATATTGCTGGTACAGCTGACTCATCCACAGAAGTGTATACCACTATATTGGACATAAGTGAGAATACGAGTGTTTCACTCCGTGTACCATATTGTCAGAGAACTGCGTATCAAAAGATTCCTTCTGATCCAACTTCGACTATTTTCCAGACCACTGCTTTAGCGAGAGATACAAATGATACTGTCAATGGTATTCTAACTGTTAGAGTATTAAATGAACAGACTTCACCCGTATCTAGTGCTGATATTACAGTTTTAGTGACAGTTCGAGGTGCTGCTAACCTTGAATTCGCTAGTCCGAAGGAGATCAATGAAGATCTTTCGACGTTTACTGTTCAAAGTGGTTTGCAAGACGTCAAAGAAGTTACGTTTGGAGGTTCTTCCTCTGTTGATCCCAATATCAATCTGATATATATGGGTGAAAAAGTGGTGAATCTTAGATCATTGATGATGAGATGCAATCAAACTAGGGTTGAATTGGATAATACCAGTACTTCTTGGTCAGAATACAATGCTATGACAGCTAGTAGACGACCAGTTTTCCGTGGGTTTGATCCCAACGGCATACATTTGGCAAATGAGATTGTAGGAGCTAGTACAGCAAAATACAATTTCGTTAACACTACACCGTATCATCTGATATCATCGTGCTTTCTTGGTGAAAGAGGATCTTTTACCTGGAAGTATGATTTCGATGGATATTTACCCTCCACATTCATGATCTCCAGACCTAAGACAATATTGGTAGCTAACGCATATAGATATGCTTCTACTCAGTTGTCAGTCATGGGAAATAATGATATTTCGGCGTGGTTTTCTCAGAATGACAAGACTAATAGTGGTCCTTTACTGTTAAATCAGAGAACTAATACTGGTATTAGTTTCAATGCACCACAATATAGTATTGTATCGTTCTTAGACACGCACCCAGCCTCAAGAGTTTTGGGGTTGAGTGGTGTATCCACTGATGATTCCATTCGTAGTGTATATGTTAATAAAGAATCTTCCCACTCAGAATCTGAACAAGTTATCCACAAGATGCTTTTCCAGGTGGGACCGGATTATTCTCCGGTTTTCTTTCTTAATGTACCTACTATGTATGTGTACAATTCACTCCCTACGGGAGCTTAGTCGAGAGACTTTAAATCATATCAAAAAGACATGGTCGATGTGTCTTCTCCGA